CCCCCGAACCATCATGTATAACCATCAATGAACCGTCATTCTTTGGCGATAGTAAGCCAAAGGAAAAAAAGCAAGCCCGCCGATGCAGATTGCCTGAGGGCTGGGTGCCAAGTGAGCGCAACATTCAGGATGCATATTCGAAGCAATTCACCGACGAGGAAATCAGAAATGAAGCCGACAAGTTCAGAGATCACCACGCAGCCAAAGCAACCGTTTTCGCAGACTGGGACGCAGGCTGGCGAACATGGATTGGCAACGCAAGAAAGTTTTCGCGCGGCATATCCAACCCCAACTCCTCGGCACTCGAAATTGCTTTCGCCGCAAGAGCTGCAAGATCACCGTCGCCAGATTGCTTCTGAGGTTAAGATTGTTCTAAGCTCATATTTCAGGCCGTTTGAAGATGATGAGGTTCGCGCTGGTCAACTGGCTTGGTGGTGCGACGAGCTGCAAGACTGGACGAGCGAGCAGGTCGTCTGGGGATTGCGCCAATGGAACCGGGAAAATTCACGGGCCCGCCCAACCCCCGGCGATATCCTGGGCCTGCTCACCGCGATGCGGGGGAAACGTGAGGCGGCAAAGCTTAACGCCTTGCCAAAGCCAGCAGAGGAGGAAAGAATGCCCGTGACCAAAGAGCGGGCGCAACAGATCATGGAGGCGGCAGGCTTCGCCCCAAAGACTTTCACCAGCAACAGAGAGAACGAGCAATGATACAAGATCGCAGCCTAATCATCACCAAGACCATTCCCCGCATCTTGCCACCGAAGTCGGAAGCAAAGGTGCCTGCAGGCGTCATCGCCATTGTGGAACTCATGCAGCAGGGCTACACAGCCGCGAAGGCGATGCAAATCCTTGAACGCAAGAGCGGCCACATTGGCAAGGTTCCAGAGGCTCAACGCGGCCCAGCCCCTGCGCCAGACAAGCCCCGCCGCCCAAACATCAAGACCACCAGCGCCCGGTCGATCATCTTGGGGATGCTTGGAGACACGCCAGAAAAGATCGGAAAGCCCTTGGCCTTCGCAGCGGGGCTTTCAGTCGACACGATCTATCGCGCAATCTCTGACCTCAAGGCCGTGGGCCATATCGCCAGCGGACCCTATGACAACGGGAAGCCCACATATCTGCTGACAGAAGCGGGCCGCATTGAGCGCCAGCGCAGGCTTGGCGATGGGCCTTCCCCGCTGATGTACGTGGCCCCGGTTGACGCGCGCACAGTGGTGTTGTCTATCGCGTCGGAGACGTTCGCGGCCATCGACCACACCTTGATTGAGGCCGCAGGCGTTTCACAAACCGCAGGCTATAACGCGGTCTCCAACATGATCAAAAGCGGCCAGCTTGAGCGAGGCGCGCGGATCGGGTCGGTGTATACGTACCGGCTCACCGATGCAGGCAAGATCGAGCGCGCGCGGCGGTGCGCAGAATGAGCGCGCTTTCCACCGCATGGAACGCCTCTCACACGCGGCGCTGGCATGCCTGCACCTCATACGCCCTGCAATCATCTAATGACCCCGTAGGGGCGCACAGCGCGCGCATGGCAATCCTTGCGCACCAGCTCTGGCCCGACGATACCGGCCTGATGGTCGCCTGCCTCTATCACGACCTGCCCGAGAGCGTGACGGGCGATGTGCCCGGCCCAGTCAAGCGCGACAATCCCGACCTATATACGGCCCTATGCGATGCAGAGGCTAAGGTAGCAACGCAAAACGGTTGGCCTGTAGGATCGGGCGACCACCTGAAATTCCTTGACCGCCTCGATGCATATCTCTGGATGCTGCGGGTCGCGCCGTACGAGCAATTTTCCCAAGATTGGGTAAAGGCAAAGGATTGGCTTTTGCAGCAAGCGGCATGGTTGGATGTGGCGGAAAAAATAAATCCGCTTTTGATACGATGGGGGCTTGATCGCTAGGCTTGCGCCCTAACATCAAACCCGCCAAGATGCGGCAACAGATCGCTTGACCCATAGCGTCACAATGGGCTGTAAGCTATGAGTGCAGGGGGCTGGCATTCGATAAATACCCCCAAACCATAGCACCAAGGGCGCGGTTTAACGCCAGTACCTCTCGCCGCTGGCCCTTGGATAGACAACGCAACACCACCATGATAGATTGACCCAAACAGCGAGGTTTCCAAAATGGCTACAGCATACGTTACAATCGGCACGGTCGTTACCCGTGATATCTTCAACGGCATCGACGCACGGTCTGAGGCTGTCACCACATCAGGCGCAGCCGCAAACGGTGCCATCGTTGCACGTGTGGGCCAGGCCGCGCAGGTGCTATGCGCCACGCACGTATATGCGCGTTCAGGCACAGGCGTCACGCTGATCAACGGCATCTACTGCCCGGCAAACGTGCCAACCTTCATTGCCATGACCGAAGGCCAAGCGATTTCAATCATCGACGCAGTGTAAGGGCTAGGGTTGCCAATGGCAAAAGCCAAACAACGGTTGACCCAAAAGCAAGAAGCCTTTGCTCTTGCTTTTTTCGCAACAGGAAACGCGGCTGAGGCTTATCGACAAGCGTATGATGTCGCGCCCGATAGTAAGGACGGCTGGATTTATGTCGAGGCGAGCCAGTTATTAGACCACCCTATGGTGGCCCTAATGATCAAAGAGCTAGGGGAACAGGCTAAGCGTCACTCTATCTACACCAGAAACCAAGCCGCCGAAGAGTATGAGCAGGCCCGGAAAACCGCGTTAACGTTGGGCAACCCGTCTGCAATGGTTTCCGCGATCAATGGCAAAGTAAAACTTTTCGGCCTAGAGGCCCCGGCCAAGGCCAAGGTTGACCACACCAGCAACGGCGAGACGATCACTTCGACCGATACAGCCGCGCTTATTCTCATAGGGAAACTGGATGCAATCGCCCGCAGAACGTCTAGCGAGCCTTCCGAAGGATGAGCGCGACGCCCTAATCGCGGGGTTCAAGCCTGAGCAGATCGAGGAGCTTCTTTATGACTGGGCCGGGTTTAACGCTCGGCCTGAGCAAATTGAGCCGCCCGGCGATTGGGACGTGTGGGCTATCATCGCGGGCCGAGGCTTTGGCAAGACGCGCTCGGGCGCTGAATGGGTGCGGACCCAGATCAAAAACGGATCACGGCGCATTGCCCTCGTGGCCGAGACGCAGAAAGACCTTGAGGACGTTATGGTCAACGGCGAAAGCGGGATCATGAGCGTGTTTCCCCCGGCTGAGCGCCCCAAGGTGACTTACAAGCCTATACGCATGGTATTCCCGAACGGTGCCGTAGCGCTGGGCTATAACGGCACGGAGCCGGGGCAGCTTCGAGGCCCCCAGTTCGACGCAGCTTGGGTCGATGAATTGGCAAAATTCCGCTATGGCCGCGAAACGTGGGACATGCTGCAATTTGCGCTTCGCCTTGGCGATAAGCCCCGCGTCTTGGTGACGACAACGCCGCTGCCGACCGACATCATCAAGGATATTGTGGGCGGCAAAGAAGGCAAGGTGCATGTTACGCGGGGAAGCACGTATGACAACGCTTCAAACCTCGCAGCGCCCTTCCTGCAAAAGATCAGGGACCGATACGAGAACACGCGGCTGGGTCGGCAGGAGCTTCACGCTGAAATCCTTGGCGACCTGCCCGGCGCGCTTTGGACGCAGGCAAGCCTTGACGCATACCGGATCACGGCAGCGCCAGAAATGAAGCGGATAGTGATTGCGATAGACCCGGCAATCAGCAACACCGAAACGAGCGACGAGCACGGCATCATCGTCGCGGGCTTGGACCAAGGCAACCGGGGGGTTATCCTTGAGGACGCTTCTATGGCGGGCAGCCCAAACGAATGGGCGCGGCGCGCAATCTCGCTGTATCGGGAATGGGACGCGGATGCGATTGTGATCGAAATCAACCAAGGCGGCGACATGGTTGCGCATACGTTGCGCACTGTCGATCCTAATGTTAAGATCAGGGAAGTGAGGGCATCGCGGGGCAAGCACATTCGTGCCGAGCCAGCGTCTGCTTTTTATGAGCAAGGCAAGGTGGTGCACCTTGGCAGGCTGATCGAGTTAGAGGCGCAAATGGTGCAAATGACCAATGCAGGCTATCAAGGCAGCGGCTCGCCGGATCGGGTGGACGCGCTTGTGTGGGCGATAACTGACCTTTTCCCGCACATGACAAAGAAGATCACGCCGCCCCCTTTCATTCCACAGCCTGCGGCATCGCTGGGCGCAGGTAGGAGACTATAATGGCCCGCAAGACCCCTTCGCGCAAGCTTGGCGAAATCCACCAGCAGGCGCTGCGCCGCTTTGATCAGGCGTCAAACTACAACGCAGAGGTGCGCAGGCGGTCGGCATTGTGCCGCAAGTTCACCAGCGTTCCCGGCGGTCAATGGCTATGGGACGAAGATGGCGACTTCGGAAGCCGTATGAAGCTTGAGATCAACAAGACCGCGCTGGCCGTTACCCGCATCCTGAACGAATACCGGAACAACCGCATCAGCGCCGAGTTTATGCCCAAGGACGGCGGCGAAAACAGTGAGCTTTCGGATATCTGCGCGGGCCGATATCGGGCTGACACATACGACGCAGCCGGTCGGCAGGCGCGGGACAACGCCTTTGACGAGTTGGTGACGGGCGGAATGGGCGCATGGCGCCTGCGGGCGGATTACGAGGACAAGCGCAAGGGCCACCAGCGCGTTTGCTCTGAGCCAATCAGTGACGCGGCCCTGCGGGTTTATTTCGATGATAACTCCAAGATGGAGGACAAATCAGACGCGGCATGGGCCTTCCTGCTGACCCCGACGACGAAAGAGGCGTTCGTCGATGAATGGGGCGAGGAGGCGGCATCTTTCCCGGTCGAGATTGAATACGCACCGACTTATCAATGGTTCCAGCCTGATCAGGTGATCGTGGCAGAATACTTCGTGAAGGCCAAAGGCAAGGACACCATGCGGGTGTTCACGGCATTTGACGGCACCGAAAGCGAATATCTGGCGTCTGACCTGACCGAGGAAGAGGCCGCCGATTTGCTGGCCACGGGCTTGGTCGAGGGCGAAAGCTATTCGGTCGAAATGGACGAGGTGCGCAAGTATACGCTCTGCGGCTCCAAGGTGCTGCGCGATGACGGCGTGATTGCCGGGCGCAATATCCCGGTTATCGTCGGCTATGCCCACCGCCGGGTCATTGACGGGGTGGAATACTTCGAAGGCCACGCGCAAAAGCCTATGGACACGCAGATCATTCTGAACGTTCAAGCTTCGTCGGTCTATGAAACCTCGGCGGAAAGCCCTGTGCGGGTGCCGATCTTCGCGGCTGAGCAGATTGCCAAATATCAAAACATGTGGGACAGCAGCGCAAAATATCGCTACCGCTTGGCCGACCCGATCTTAGACAATGACGGCAACCCGGTTGCGTTTGGCCCCTCGGCCTATCTTGAGCCGCCAAACATCCCCGAGGCAACCGCAACGCTGCTGGGGCTGTCTGATGCTCACCTGCAAGACCTTCTCGGCAATCCGATGAATGCGGAAACCTTGCAGCCCAATCAATCGGGCGTGGCAATGGAGATGGTTCAGGCCCGCATCGACGTGCAGACCAGCGGCTACCTCGACGCGCTTGCAAAGGCTGAGCGTCGCGCGGCGGAGGTTTGGCTGTCTATGGCGGCGGACCTCTACCACGAGGATGGCCGCATGATCAAAACCATGACCGAGGAAGGCAAGCGCGGCTCTGCCGAGGTGCGCAGGCCAATGCTTGACGAAAAGACGGGCGAAATTCGGCACGAAATGGACTTCGCGGACCAAGAAATGGAAGTGATCGTTGACGTGGGCCCGGCATCTGCGGCCCGCCGGCGCGCAACGCAGCGCACAATCACGGCGCTAATGGGCGTCATTACCGACCCCGAGACGCTGCAAGTGCTGTCCATGACCGCGCTGCGCAATACGGATGGCGAAGGAATGCAGACCATCCGCGACTATGCCCGCAAGAAGCTTGTGTCTATGGGTGTTGAGGAACCGAACAAAGAAGAGAGGGCCGAGATGGAGCAGGCGCAAGCCCCGGCTCCAGACGGTCAGGCCGCACTGGCCGCAGCATTGGCAACCGAAAGCCAAGCCAAGGCGCTCAAGGCCGCTGCTGACGCTGAGCTTGCAAAAGCGCGCACAGAGCAGGCCAAAGCGCAAACGGCGGAAACGCTGGCAGGAATACCGATCAGCCAACAGAAGGCGGCTATCGAGGGCGTCAACGCAATTCAACAGGGGATGATAAACAATGGTTGAGGAACAGGCCGAAATTGAGCCCGTGATCGAAGATCAGGCCGCCGAGGTCGAAGCGCCGGAGCCTGAGCAGGTCGAGGACGAAATCACGATCACCATTGAAGGGGTCGACCCCGAGCCTGAGCAAGAGGAAGCCCCCACAAACGCGGTGCGGCAGCTTCGTGAGGCGCTAAAGGATCGGGAGCGCCAGCTGCGCGAGCTCAAGGCAAAGATGCCGATCGAGGCTGCGGCTGAGCCAAAAGCTGACCCGCGCCCAGAGCTTCGCGATCACCAATGGGATGAGGCCGCACACGCTGATGCGGTCGTGGCGTGGGCCGAGCGTGAAGCAACCCGCAAGGCCGAGGCGAAAGCCCAGCAATCGCGCGGGCTTGAAATCCAGCAGAGGTTTGACGAAAAGCAGGCGAAGGCCCGCACGGCAGGCAAGGCGCTGGCGTCTGACTTCGATGATGTCGAGGCGATTGTCAAAGACGGCTTGACGGCCAATCAGGTGGCGCTGATCTATCACGCCATCCCCGGCGCTGAGCAGATGATTTACGCGATTGGCCGCAATCCAAAGCTGATGGCCGAACTTGCGGCCGAAACCGATCTTGCACTGTTCACGGTGCGGGTTGCTGAATTGAAAGGAAAGATCAAGGTGGAACGCAAAGCCCCCCCGGCCCCAGAGGCCCGTATCAACGGCGGCAGCGGTTCGCCCATTGCAATCAGCCAAGCGCGCGTTGATGCTGCGGAAAAGCTGGCAGAAAAGACCGGCGACCGCAGCGAAGTTATCCGCTTGAAAAAGCTGATGCGCGGCTGACTTGTGTTTTGCTGGCCGATGTGGCAAAGTGTCTGCATCGGCCCGCTTCCGTTAAGGCGAGACAGGCACCGCCCGCCTCTAAGGGTGAGATATGCGGCCCCGTGCCCCGCTATGGCGCGAGAACGAATAGCAATCTCACACCATAGGAGCTTCAAATGCCTAACGCATTTTCCAAAGAAGAAAAGGTCGCCTTTGATCAGATGATCGAGGGCTTTCAAGACGCGCTGGTTCTGAGCAACCACGTTTCGACCTACCGGACATATTCGACCAATGGTCAAGCCATGGAGCGCGCGTCTGATATCATCTGGCGTCCGATGCCTTACATCGCCCGCTCGTTTGACGGCTTGGACACGACCGCAAACTTTGCGGACCAGACCCAGCTTTCGGTCCCCGCGACCCTCGGCTTCTCGAAAAACTCGCCTTGGCAGCTTGACGCGAAGGAACTGCGCGACCAGTTGCAGGAAGGCCGTCTCGGCGATGCTGCAAAGCAAAAGCTGACCTCGGATATCAACGTCGCTTTGCTGAACGTTGCTTCGCTGCAAGGCACTTTGGTTGTTAAGCGGACCGCGGCGGCTTCGGGCTTTGACGATATTGCCGCTGCTGACGCTGCAATGAACGAAATTGGCGTGCCAATGGGCGACCGTTCGGCTGCGTTTGCCACCCGCGATTACAACGCAATGGCGGGCAACCTTGCCGCGCGTCAAAACGTTGTTGGCAAAGTGCTGAGTGCATACGACAAGGCCTATATCGGCAACATCGCGGGCTTTGACAGCTTCAAGATGGACTATGCCTTGCGCCAAAACGTTGCGGTGCCCGGTGCTGGCGTCACGATCAACGGCGCTAACCAGCGCTATGTTCCGCGCGCCACCTCCACGGCGGGTACGGGCGAAGTCGCCAACGTTGACAACCGTTACCAAACGCTCTCGGTGACTGTTGGCGCGGCAGGCGGCATCAAGGCGGGCGACAGCTTCACCATCCCCGGTGTTGAAAGCGTCCATCTGATCACCAAGCAGCCCACAGGCCAGCTCAAGACGTTCCGCATCATCGCGGTCCTGACCGGCGGCGGCACTGCGGGTGCGAACACGATCCGGATCAGCCCCGCCATTATCTCGGCAGACAGCGCGCCAACCGTGGCGGAACAGCAGTATAAGAACGTGTCGGCAGTGCCTGCAAACGGCGCGACGATCACTTTCTTGAACACCGCGACCGCAGCCATGAACCCGTTCTGGCACCGCGACGCGCTGGAAATCCTGCCCGGCAAGCTGGCAATCCCAAGTGACGCGGGCATGGCCACCATGTCGGCCACGACTGACAACGGCATCACGGTCAGCATGTCCAAGCAGGCGGGTATCACCAACTTGCTGACCCGCTACCGGATGGACGTTCTGTTCGGTGTGGTGAACAAGCAGCCGGAAATGTCCGGGATCGTTATGTTCTCGCAACCATAGTATCGGCGGGGGGCTTCGGCCCCCTTCCACTTCCTTGAGGGGCGCGACATGTGGACGAAAAAGCAAGTTATCAAACAGGCATATGAGGAACTCGGGATTGCGTCCTATGAGTTCGACGTTTCCCCTGAGGAGATGCAAACCGGCCTGCGCATTCTTGACCTGTTGATGGCTGAGTGGAATATCCACGGCATCCGGGTTTCATACAATTCAGGCGATGATATCGCGGCACAGACCGGCGTCCCTGATTGGGCGGTCAATGCGCTGTTTCTGACCCTCGCTGTCCGGCTTGCCCCCTCGCTTGGCAAGACCCCTGCGCCCGAAACAAAGGCCGCGCAGAAATCAGCTTATAACGTCCTCATGGCAAAGATGATCATGCCGACGGAAATCACGCCAACGGGCTATGGAGGGTCGGGCTACCGTTACCCACGCCTGCGCGGCGCTGCATCATTGATTGAAACCGGGCCAGATGGCAATTTAGGGATAGGGCTAGAATGAGCAACATCGGGTCACTTTCGGCGGCCTCGGCGGTCTCGCCGGGCGATAGCTTTGCCATTTGGTCGGGCGACAACCAAGACACGCGGCGCGTCCCTGAGAGCGTCATGCGCACGTTCATTGCATCGGCAGCGCCAGCAACCCAAGCGCCATTTGCTGCGCAGTATGCGGCCCCCTCGGCCACGGCTTTTAGCGTAACGGTCAATGCGGGCGACACGTGGCTCATCCTGACGCCAACGGCTGGCTTTGCGGCGGGCACGATCACGCTGCCAACGTCGCGCACGGCTGGCCAGCGGGTGCAGGTAAGCTGCACACAGGCCGTCACCACCTTGACCGTCGCGGGCGCTGGGACAACTGTTACCGGCGCGCCTGCAACCTTGGCGGCAAACGCTTTCTTCACGATGACCTATGACGCTGTGCTAAGTGCTTGGTTCCGAGTGGGGTAAATGACAGCCATTCCTATCATCAGCGGAATTTCAACGCGGGGGGCCGATTTTAGCACGGCTTACCCGTTGAACCTCATTCCGGTGCCCAAGGTGACGGGCATCAGCGAGGGCTACCTGCGGCCAGCGGATGGCATCGTTTCGCAAGGGGTCGGCCCCGGCTTTGATCGCGGCGGCGTGGCATGGAATGGGCAAGTTTACCGGGTTATGGGTGAGCGCCTTGTCCGTATTGCCGCGAATGGCTCGGCCATTGATATCGGATACATTGCCGGGGCTAACCCCGTGACGTTTGACAACTCGTTTGACTATCTGGCGATCAACGGCGGCAATCGGCTGTTCCTTTACAACGGCGCGACATTGGCCGAGGTGACAGACCCCGACCTAGGGGCCTCGCTTGATGTGATCTGGATCGACGGCTACTTCGTATCGACTGACGGCGAATTTTTGGTGGTGACGGAGCTGAACAACCCCTTTGCGGTTGATCCGCTGAAATATGGGGCCTCTGAGATTAATCCGGACCCAGTGGTCGCGCTGCACAAGATCAGAAACGAGGTCGTGGCGCTGAACCGCTTTACAGTCGAGGTTTTCCGCAACGTCGGGGGGGCTGGGTTCCCGTTTCAACGCATCGAGGGCGCGCAAATCCAAAAGGGCGTCATTGGCTCGCGGGCTTGCTGCCAGTTTGCGGACGAGATCGCCTTTCTCGGCGGCGGGTTCAACGAGCCTTGCGCTGTTTGGGTGGGGGCATCGGGGCAGTCGGCCAAGATCAGCACCCGCGAAATTGATGATGTGATCAAGTCTTACCCCGAAACGGTCCTGGCTGGCGCGGTTATGGAAAGCCGGACGGATCGGGGGCATGATTTCCTCTATATTCACCTGCCAGATCAAACTATCGTCTATGACCAAAACGGATCAGCGGCGGCGCAGCAACCTGTCTGGTTTGTGCTGGCCTCTGGTGACGGCGGCGCGGGGTATCGCGCGCGCGGTATGGTCTGGTGCAACGAGCGCTGGAGCGTGGGCGACCCTTACTCAACGGCCTATGGCTACCTGAGCGACACCATCGCCAGCCATTACGGCGAGCTAACCACATGGCGCTTTACGACCCCGATCATTCACAACGCGGGCAAGGGCGTGACCATTCACGAGCTGGAATTGATCGCGCTTCCCGGCAACTCGGCCTTTGGCGACGAGGCCAAGATCAGCACAAGCTATAGCGACGATGGAAAAATCTGGTCGCAGCCCAAATACATCGAAGCGGGCATGACCGGCAACCGTATGCGCAGGCTTGTCTGGCGTCGCCAAGGCTCAATGCGCAACTGGCGCGCGCAACGGTTTGAGGGTGACAGCCGGGCCATGCTTTCGTTCGCTCGGCTCGAGGCGACGATGGAGACGCTCAATGCCTAAATTAAGGCTTCCGCGCAGCGTCATTGCAAAGGTTGCGAACAACATTCCCGAGGCAATCCGGGCGTTTGAAGACCTTTTCGACGGGCTAGATGAGTTTGACGACAAGCAGGAGACGCTTGTTTCCGGCGTCAATATCAAGACGATAAACGGGTCGTCAATCCTTGGGCCGGGCAACCTAAGCACCGCGCCAACGTCGATTGCATGGTCTATCGTCACGGGAACCCCCACGACGCTGGCCGGGTACGGGGTCGCAAGCTTTGAGACTGTCGCTGCAAACCTTGACGCCTCGGGCGCTGCCTTTTCCTATTCAGGCGGCGATCTATCCCAGATCACATACGCCAACGGGGTCGTTAAGTCTTTTGCATACGGTCCTGATGGGCTGTCTACGGTCACGCTGTCGGGGGCTTTGCCTTCGGGGATAAATCTGATAAAGTCTTTGTCATACACGAGCGGCGATCTGACCGCGATCAGCTATAGCTAAAGGGGCGCAAAATGAGCTTATCAAACGCATCAGAAACGGCGCTTCTTTCGCTGTTGTTCAACAATACCGCGTGGGCCGGAATTGGCGACGCGGGCGGCCTGCAGCCTTCTGTGGCTGCGGGGAACCTGTTCATAGCGCTTCATACGGCAGACCCCGGCGAGACTGGCAACCAAAGCACCTCAGAGGCGGCGTATACGGGCTATGCGCGCGTTTCGGTCGCCCGATCTGCTGGCGGCTTTACGGTTGCAGGCAACCAAGTGTCGAACACGGCCGCGGTGCAATTCGGCGAGTGCACGGCAGGCTCGGCCACGGTGACTTATTTCTCGGTGGGTGTGGCAACTTCTGGCGCGACGGCCATTCTATATCGCGGCGCGCTGTCTGCTTCGCGGGCTATCTCTGCTGGCATCACCCCACTCTTCAACAGCGGCGCGCTGACTGGCACGGCTGATTAATGATCCGCAGCGTCAAAGACATTGTTGACGCTATCGACGCGGGCCGTGTGCATGTGCAGCGGTTCGTCAAGAACGTGGGCGGCGGCACAGATAGCGTCTGGCACGACTGGTCTTTCGCGTCTGGGCAGCCAGCCTATGACGCGCGAATTGGAAACGCCACGGCCTTCAAGCCAATGGTCGCTGTGGGGAATGATGCGATCTACTTTCCCCCAGCCCCCGGCCTTGACCGGCGATTGCTTGAAATTGAGGTCGGCGCGCTTCCTACGGGGATAAGCCAGCTCAACGTTGAGTTTCACCTTTACGATATTGTCGGGGTCTATCCGCTTATTGACGGCGACAGCACAGACCTACAGGCGATGGACAACACGCTCGGCTTCCCTCGGTATGCTGACGGCGCGGGGGTGTTCCCGGTGCTTGTCAATCACGTTGCGCCTTCGCTCGTGGCTGCGGATATGGTTGTCGAATACACCAATTCTGACGGGGTGGCCAGAACGCAAACGTGGAACGCCACGGCATTCGGGGTAAACCGCGTTTGTTATACGACCGTTGCAGGCGGCGGCGCTGGGCCGATCTATTGCCGCCTTGAAAGCGCAGATCGTGGGGTGCGGTCGATCAATTCCGTGCAGTTCTCTGCGGCACCGGGCGGGCTTTGGGCGATTTACATGTGCAAGCCTCTTGGCAACTTTGCCAGCCGCAACCTTGTTGGCGCGCAGGCTTCGGTTATTGCCAGCAAATCGTTTATGACGCAAAACGCCGCTATCTTGCCTGCGGTGAAAGATGGCGCTTGGCTTGGCATGTTTTTCATGTCCAACGGCGGCGCGCGGTCGATCAGTATGCACGGCAATGCAACTTTTGTTTGGGGATAACCATGGCTATTCAATCGACTGACAACCTAAAGGCCGCTATCTCGGCTGGTAAATCCATCCGAACAGACTGGAACAAAATCACGGCGCTGGGCTATACCTTGGGCCGGACCTATGACTTTTCGTCGCTGACTGGATACCCGACTGCAAACGCTTGGGCGGGGACGGCGCTGGCTTGGACGGCTTGCAATGAGGCTGCGGGCAACGGGACGCAGATTTTCGGCCTGCAAACGGGCGGAAACGTAACGCCTGACATCAAGCACTTGCTGACGCTCGGGGCGCAGACAACCTCAACAACGGGTGTTCCCGGAACTCTGACGTTGGTCGATTTGCAGGGCTACTATCCCGGCATCAGCAACAACACCACGGCGGCGCAAACGCTGACTGGCACACCAACCATGCGCTATACCAACGGAGACGGCTTGCGCATGTATCAGGTCCAGACTGCGACGGCGGGCGCTACGGCGCAAAACATCGCGCTAAGCTATACCAACCAAGCGGGAACGGCGGGCCGGGCTTTGGCCGCAACCACATCAATGACCGCAAGCGCAATCGTCGGGCATGTATCGCACAGCGGCGTGGCGGCAAACAACTACGGCCCATTCTTGCCAATGGGCGGCGGTGACAGCGGCGTGCGCAGCGTCCAGACCGTCACGATGTCAGCGGCAAACACAGGCACCTTTGCGCTTTGCATCGCGAAACCAATCGCAACCATCACGCTAGGGGTCAACGCGCTGTATCACGAGAAAGATTTCGTGAACCAGTTCCCCTCAATGCCTGTCATCAAAGACGGCGCTTGCTTGGTTTGGATTTACACGGCGGGTGCTGCAACGGCTGCTTCCTCTACGTTCTTTGGTCACGCGGAAAAGGTTTGGGGCTAATGCAATATCCGGCAGGCTCTCTTAGCTCATCTGGCTTTCTGAATTACGGCTATATCGGCCTACCGCAGCGGACGCAACTTGCCCCTGTTGCTAAGGGCGTCACGCATACCGCCGAGACGATTGTACAGACAAGCGCAATGCCTGACGGATACAGCGCCGGTGGGGCGTGGCTCTTGCCGATCAAGGCTGGGGGCATGTCCTCGTGGCAGGCCCAATTAGGCATCACGGGCGCGGGCAATGCAATCGCAGGCGGTCCTATGGACGGCACGGCGGCAATGACGATCACTGGCGCTGGCGGGCTGTCCTTGACCGTCGCACTTGGCGGCAACGGGGCCTTGACAATCACGGGTGCGGGCGGGCTGGCGCTGACCATCGGCCTTGCTGGTTCCGGTGCGCTCTCCTTTACGGGTGCAGCCGGGCTTTCCTTGATTGTGCCGATCGATGGCACGGGCGCGTTTGGCCTTTCGGGGATGGCGTCCATGCGTGGCAATCTTAAGCTGGAAGGCTCTTGGGGTGGCGCTCCTGCTCTCTCTCCAGAAGGGCTTGCCGCTGCGGTGTGGGGCTCTCTTGCGGCGCAAAACAACAGCCCCGGCACAATGGGCGATCTGCTCAACGCGGCGGGCGGCGGCGGCATATCAGGCGCGGTCATTGATCAGATTGCAGACGCGGTCTGGGCATGGGCCGAAACGGTCACGCCCGGGTCGAAAGGTGACGAGCTGGCGAAGGCATTGCGCGCGGCAAAACTGGCGGCAGCACTAAGCGCGTGAGGGCTTGAAATCAGCCTGATTTTCGGTGATACTATCTTTGCTGTGATACGGCCACCAGCGGCCCCTCATTTGATTGACGGTCATGCCAGCAGCAATCCTTCGCGAAAACTTCAAAGCCCTCGGCCTGTCGCAAGATGCGGCGGACATGCTTTTGCAGCTTTGGGGTGCGGCGCAGTTCTTTGATGATTGCGCGGATGGCGGGCGGATCAAGCGGGCGGACCTTAATCGCACCCTCTGGGATTGCCTTGTGGGTATCCAGCTCAATCGCTTCTACGCGGCCAACTCGGCGCTTCTCATTCCGGTGATTGCGACCGCAATCATGAAGTGGCAGGGCAGCGATACAGCCGAGCGCAGGGGTGCAGCGGATGCGCGCTCCTACATGTGGCGCGCGGGTTTTTATGACATCGTGTTGCTCGCTTGTATCATCACAAACGGGCCAGAAATTGCAGCGGCTCAAGCGGATACCGTCATGGCGATCTATGGCGAGACCTTGGCCGATTATTTGGGGGAGTTCCCGAGTGCCTAATCCCGGATTAATTGTTGCAGGACTGTCAGCGGGCGGATCGCTTGCAGCAGCAAACGCTCAGAAGAAAGCGGCCAGCCAAGCCTCAGCAGCGCAAGTCGCAGCAAGTGACGCGGGGATTGCTGAAACCCGTCGCCAATTCGATCTAGTGCAAAAGAACTTGCAACCCTTCATGGACAGCGGGACGCAATCCAACTCGGCACTTTCGGCGCTACTTGGCCTATCGGGAAACCCGGCGCAGGCCAATGCGATTTCAGGCATTGAGAACAGTGCGCAATTCGGCTCACTGGTGCGCAACGGCGAGAACGCAATCCTTTCCAACGCAAGCGCAACGGGCGGCCTTCGCGGCGGCAATACCCAAGCGGCCTTGGCGCAGTTTCGTCCTGATATGCTTTCCTCACTGATTGAGCAGCAGATCGGGCGATTGCAAAGCGGGCAGGCGGTCGGGGCAAACGCGGCGGCGGGCATTGGTACGGCAGCGCAAAACTCTGGCACCTCAATCGCAAACCTTCTACAGCAAAGCGGGGCGGCTCAAGCGGGCAGCGCTTTGGCGCGCGGGACTGCAAACTCGAATATGATCAGCGGCATTGGCGGCGCTCTCGGCAATCTCATGGGCGGCATTCAACAGCCGGCAGGCGCAAAACTCTTTGGATCGTGGGGCTTCTGATGGAACCGCTGAACTATGTCCTAAACGTGCAAGACCCCTTCGCGGCGGTCATGAATGGCTTCAATAACGGCCAGAACCGCTTAGCGCTGCAACAGGATATGCGGCAATCGGAGCAGCAAAACGCGCTGGGCTTGCGCCAAGGCGAGCAAGGGCTTTTGGCTGGGCAGCAGACAATGGACTTGAACGCCAGCCAGGAGCAACGCGCTCAAACAGCCTTTTCTCAAAGCCAAACCGACCGGGCGGCGGCCATGGCGTCAGAGCAACAGCAGGCGGCGGATTCACAACAGCGAGCGGCAGCAATGCAGGCAGACCTCACCGGCCTTGCTGAGCGTGTTCAGGCTGGCACGGCAACGCAACAAGACTTCGCGGCGCTGACGCTGAAATATCCCGACCTTGCAACAGAGCTTTCGTCGTCAATGGACGCTTACGAACCAGAGCGCAAGCGGGCCGAGGTGTTCGACGTTTCGCGCGTCGCGGCGGCGCTAAAGGCAGGCAGCACTGAACTTGCAATCCAGATTGCGCAAGAGCGGGCAGACGCGGCACAAAACGCGGGCTTAGCGCGCGACGCGGCTATGTGGCAAGGCGCGGCGGATACCATCAAGGCGTCGCCCGAGGCTGGCCTGACAATGGCGGGGCTGATGCTGCAAGGGCTGGACCAAGACGCATTTAAAACCGTGTTTGACGAAGGCCGCGCGGTGCAATCAACGCAGCCATATGACAACGGCACAACGGTTACGGTGTTCACTGACGGCTCAAAGGAAGTGACCGACGCGGCGGGTCAGGTTTTGTCTGGCCCCAAGGCAACTGAGGCAATCACAGCGGCGCTGGCATCAGAAGCCGAGGCTCGGCGCGCAAACGCTGCGGGGGCGACGCAGGGCAGACTTGGCGAAACGATCATATCTGGCGATGAGGCAGCGGCGGCTGTTTCGCGCGGCACTGCGCTGGGCAAAGATCAGGCCGACGCGGTGACAAATTTCAGCGGTGCGGTTGAGGCAGCTCGGCAGACCGAGGACCTAATCAATCAAGTTTTGAATGACCCCGCTTTGCCTTCATTGCTTGGCAACTATCAGGGCCGTATGCCTGCTGGCATCCCGTTACTGACAGGCGGCCAATCCGGCGCAAACCTTGAGCCTAAGCTCACGCAGCTACAGGGTCGCACATTCCTTGCGGCCTTCGATAGCCTTCGCGGCGCGGGCGCGATTACCGAGCAAGAGGGCAAGGCGGCAACCGAGGCCCAAGCGCGGCTGGCGCGGACGCAAGACCCTGAGACCTACAAGGCATCGCTTAACGAATTGCTGGCGATCATCAAGCGCGGTCTGGCGCGGGCCGAGGGCAAGGCGACCGGTGCTCAGGCCTTGGGCGATAGTGGGCAAACTTCTGCACCCGCTCAAAACACATTTACGTTTAACCCTGAAACGGGTGATTTTGAATGATAACGATCAACCTCCCTGACGGCACCACCTTGCAATTTCCCCAGGGGACTGATCGGGAGGTCATGCGCTCGGCCACGGCTAAATTCTGGGCCAAGCGCCAAGGTGCGCAAGCTGAGACGGCCAAGCCAGCAGAACAGTCCAAGCTTCAAAGCGATGTCGCAACGGCACCGGCTGGCGCGGTCGATCCTACGCCAGAAGAGGAAGCGGCGGCAGAACTGAAAGCGCACACGGCATTTGAGGCAGCAAACCCAACGATGGCGGGCAAGTACAAGCCCGGCGACCGATTGCCACGCGCTGGCGACACGGTTATGGGATCGGGCGGTGGCGGTCGTTCGGGCGGCGCGCGCTATACCGTGCAGCCTTACCTTGCGGCGGATATTTCGCGGGCAAAAGACAGTTTCGGCGGCACGGCCAGCGATATGATGGCAGGGCCTATCGACGCGGCGAAAGCCTTCGGCGGCGGATTGACAGGCGGGCCAAGCCCTTCGCGGGCATACCTTGACGCGGACCCTGCGGCGGGTCAACTGCCCGGCTGGATCAAGGCCCCTGTGGCTGGCGTGGGCGACCTCGGCGGCATGCTTCTCTCTGGCCTTGGCGCTGGGGTGAGCGGCGGCATTGGCCTTGCGACCGAACTTGTGCCGGGTCAAACTGATGTAGGCGAGCGGCGGCTCGGTAATGACCTTCTCGGCATGTCTCAATTCGCGGTTCCCGAGCTTGCGGGCGTTTCGTCTGTGGCAGGCATGGGCGCGCGCGCTGGGGCTAACACGGCAGCAAAAGCCCCCATGGCTGCGGAGCGCGGCGCTGTGGAGCTTGGGCCAGCACGGGCGGCAACAGTTGCCCCTGCGGCTATTAAGAGCGCTGAGGACGTGGCGGGGCTTGTCGTTCGGGCCGCTGGCTCTGGACGCGGTGCAGAGATCGCGCAAAAGCGGCTGGCTGCGCTATCAAAGGTAAACCCAGAGGCAAAGGCTGCGGTTGATCGACTGGGCATTGAACTGCCCCCCGACGTGCTTTCTGACAATGCGTCCGTGCGTCAATTTGGCGGCGCGGTTCGCAGCGTGGTCGGGTCTGAGGACGCGGCAGCATGGGAAGGCACCGTGCGCGGGGCGATTGCCAAGGCTGACGAAGCGATGGCGTCGCTCGGGGCCGGGCGCGATCTGGCTTCTGTGTCTGACAATGTGAAAGCTTCTTTGACCACTGTTCGCGATGACCTGCGCAAACAGGCGGGCGACATTTACAACAAGGTTACAGAAATTGTCGGGCCGCGCACTGAGGTTCAGCTTCCGAAGGTGCGCGAATGGCTCAAGAATAAAGCGGCTGATGTCGGCGGCGTGGACAGGCTCCCTGCGGGTTTGCGCGGCTTTTCGGATATGGTGTCAACTGATCGGCCCGTGACGTTCGCCTTTCTACAGCAGGAAAAGGCCGAGCTGGGCGCGTCTGCGTATAAACCGGGGTCAAGATATATCGACGTGGGCACCAAGGACGCGCGCGACCTGCAACGGGCTATGGCCGAGGACCAGCGGGCGGCGGTCGCGGCAGTTGGTGACGACGCTCTGCGGGCCGAATATGAGGCGGCGCAAGCTTTGACCGCGCGCCAGAAGGGCCTTGAAGAGCAGATCGTCGCGGCCTTTGGGAAGGATCAACAGGGCAGCATTGCCAACGCCTTGACCGGCGCGATCACGGGCGGGCGGTCTGGCAATATCGCGGGCCTAAATCGGGTGCTTGCGATCATTCCCAAAGAGCTTGTTCCCGAGGCGCTTGCAACAGCGCTTTCCAGCGTGACACGTTCAAAGCGCGCTGTTGAGCCGGGCTTTGGCTTTGCCGAGTTTGCCAAGACCTTTGGCGATATCCGCGACAACAAGCCTGTATTTAACCGCATCACAGATGCGCTCGGCAAAGAGGGCGCGCAAATGCTTGACGACCTGCTGATTGCGTCGCGTCGTATCACCGAGGCGCGCGGCGAGGTAATGGGCACCGGCAAGGCCGTGCTGGCGCGTGACATGCTGAACAACGCGGCGGAAAACGTCGTCTCCAAGGTTCTCGCCAATCCTGTCGGGCGCAGGGTTTCGCAAATGGCGGCAACGGGCGCGGCTGGCGCTGTTGGCGGTGTCGGCGGGGCGGCTGTGGCGTTCCCCTTGGTCGAGGCACTCACCCGATCATCGCCCAAAGCGGTCGAGGCGGCGGGGCGCATGTTTCGCAGCGATGCTTTCCAACGATTTGCCAACGAGGCAGCAGCGGCACCCGAGGTTTCGGCTGAGATCATCGAGAAGTTTGCCAATCACGGCGCATTCCGCCAATGGGCGCGGGCGGTTGCTCTGCCAGACCCGCGCGGCTGGCTTGCCAAGGCTGTTGTTTCGCCACCCGCGTCGGTTAAGGTTTCAGGCGCGGCAACGGTTGCGCAGGAAGCGGGGGCCAAATGAACATTCGCGACGGAATAATTGAGGCCGCAGACGCTTTGGGCATGTCGCCTATGGTTCTTGCGACAATTATCTCTTTTGAAACGGGCGGGACATTTGACCCTACAAAAGCCGGGCCCACAACTCAATGGGGGCAGCACAGAGGGCTAATCCAGTTTGGGGAGCCTCAGGCAAAAGATTACGGGGTCAACTGGAGTGACCCTATAGGTTCCCAGCTTGGCGCAAACGGTGCAATCGTCAAATATTTCACGCGCAACGGGTGGAAGCCGGGAATGAGCATGCTTGATGCTTATTCGATAGTTAATGCCGGGGCTCCTGGCAGGTATACCGCAAGCGACGCGGCCAACGGTGGAACCCCCGGCGATGTGCGTAACAAAGTCGAAACTCAGATGGGTGCGCACCGCGATAATGCGTCTCGGCTGATGGGGCAAAGCGATGGCGCATATTCCTATGCAAGTTCAGTCCCGACCCCCTCGCAAAGCCAGCAAGTGCCCACGAAGCCCGGACAGCAGCCCATAGCAAGGCCGCAAACGCCAATGATCGACCCCTTGGCGGTCTATGCGCAGCAGGTATCACAAGCCCCGGCCATTCCCCGGATGCAGGCGCAACCCTTGGCGCAATTCGCGCACCCGTCCAAGTCAATCGAAAATCAATTCGCGCAGCTTCTCGGCGCAGCAAAAGGAAACCCGCCCTATGGCCGTTAACCAAATCAACCCGCCATTCCCGACTTTCAACGATCAGGACGGATACCCGCTCAATGGTGGTTATCTTTACATCGGGCAGCCGGGCTTTGAGGCGCAATCGACCCCAAAGGCATCGTTTTTCAACGTGGGGATGACCATTCCAACGGGGTCTGCCTCGGGCGCGGCGGTTCGGATTAACGGCGGGTATGCGGTCTACAATGGCGCGCCCTCGCTGATCTACGCGGATGGCCCCTGCTCTATCACTGTAAAGGACCAAAACGACGTTCTGATCTTTTCCTCTCTGACCTATGACCCACGGGCTGCGCTTGGCATTGAGGTGTCAACCAACTTCGAAGTCAACACCTTTGCCGATCTTGTCGCAGTCACGTCCAGCCAGCTTGCGGTGGGTGCGTTCGCGCGCGTCAAGAATATCAATGCAACCTATCAGCGCGCGCCAGACGCTGCGGTTAATTCGCACTTGAGCCATACGGCGTCGCCTTTGAAGTGGTACGTGCAAAAATCCGGCGGAAAGTTTTCGGCGGCGGCCTTTGGTGCGGTCGGTGAAGGCTTGGTCGATGATAGGGCATCAATTCAGGCATGTATCGACGCCTGCAACGCTGAATATCCAACTGTTGAAATGGTGCTTTCTGAACACCTAATATCGGCCAGCCTTGTGATCAACCGGGCGATTGACGGCCCGCTGACGGCTGACTGGTTCACCATCAGCGGCGGGTCGATTACGGTTTCAACGGCAATTAATATCTTTACGTCCACCACAGCTTATACCGCCAACCCGGTATCGCAGACGGTGCGCTTTGACGGCGTTACCTTCAAATCAACAAACCCCGCAAATGCTGCGTATATCTTGCACGGCGCGCGGTTCTTGCGGGTGCAGTTTACGGGCTGCACGATGGACGGCATTAAAATCCTGACCGACGCAACCGTTTACACGCAGTCGATCTATTTTGACGGCTGCAATATGCGGTATTGGGCCGGGGTCTTGTTCAGCAGCCCAGCTGGGGCCTATGACATCAAGATCAACCCGAACAACATCATCGAACAAGGCGCCGAGGGGTTCCTGCTTAGCGATGCGGCTGGCGCAAAATCAGTGTCCGGCTGTTCGTTTATGGGTTCGGTGATCGAGGGACTTACGGGAACGGGCATTCGCTGCAATGGCGCGCGAAACCTTCATATTTCTGGGATATATTTCGAAGCAAACGCGGGGCCTGACATTCTGCTCACGGGCGGCACAGCCAACAAAGGCGTCAACCTCTCTGGAAACCTGTTTGTACAGTCTGCGGCAAACAAGGCCAGCGGGTCTTATGCCAGCGTGGTCTGGGGCGCTGGTGATGTCGGCTTTGCCTCGGGGAATTTCAGCGACGGTCGGCTGCACACTATCCCAGCAACCGCGCGGGTGGCTATCGGGAATGACGTTTCGCTGGTCGAGGTCGTCCACAACCTGAGCGCAAACAAGACAAATTTCATGTCAGAAAAGGTAAATTTCGGCACCCTCAACCCCCAGACAAACGCGGCGGCATATGGCAGCCCGGTTTGGCTTGTCGGGTCGATTGTGTTTAACGAGGCTGCGGGAACCCCGGGGGCTTGGCGCTGCACTGTTGGCGGATCGCCGGGTACTTGGGTTACATTCGGATAATTGAAAAGGAAAAACCATGGCAAACAAGACAGAGCGTGAATTGATCGAGGCTATCCAGTCGGCAAAAGCTGACATGGCGGCGGGCCTGAAAGACCTGATCAAGATGCAAGTTGAGGCTGGCAATCCACGGCGACAAAACGCGGCGTTTTTGACGCTGGCAGAGTTGAACGTTTGGCACGGCAAAGCAACGGAACGGCTGTTTGAGCACTTCCCTGAATTTGCGGGCGACGTTGTAACGCGTGGGCCTGTGCGATGAGCGACGCGCAAATCATCTATCTGGCGTGGCTGGTGGCGGTGTTTGTTATCCGCCCCCCATGCTTTGCCGTTTGGGTGGTTTGCGCCAATGCGCTGGGCATCCTTGCGGTTTGCGGCCTGATGGACGTGGAGGCGCTCGACCGATCAAACGCCACGCTATTCATGATGATCGTCGATTTGCTCTCTGGCGTTGCTCTTGCCACACGCAGCGGCCTTTCGCGGGTCATTGCTTGGGGCTATGCGCTCAACGTGGCGATTTATTCGCTAAATATAGTGCTGGGCATTTCCCTCAACGCAACCTTTGCGTTAGTATACCTCATTGGATTAGCCCAATTAGGGATGCTGACGATTGGACCCCGTGGTGATAATGGTTCTCGCAATCGCCGTGGACGTGGGGCTGCTCCTCTTTTTGATGCAGTACCGCGCAGAGACAGTGGCATTCATGCGCAAGGCTTGGGCATGGGTTCTAACGGCGATGAGGTGCAGGGGTGACTGATGATGAGCGCAGAGAGATCAGCGAAAAGGCAAAGGCCGAGGCTGGCATTGACCACCGGCTTGCCGCCCTTGAAAAAACTGTCGGCGGGATCCAGACCGTTATGACATGGGGCGTTCGCACAATATGGGCAGCGGCTGTCTACCTCGCGGCACAGCTTTGGGATTTCATTGCATCCGGGGGGGCAATCAAATGACCAAGCTTGCAGCGGTGGCATTCATAGCGCTGGCAACGGCTAACTCCGTGACAGAGATTTTGGGTTATTACCCCGTCGCGGCACACGCGGCGCGGGCTGGAAAATAGGGGCCGAGAATGAACGTGAAGCCTTTGCTTGATTTCATCGCCAAGCCCGAGAGCGGCGGCGACTATAACGTGGTCTGGGGCAGGATCAAACCCGCCGATCGACCAAAGCGCCCGCTTATCAGCATGACCATTGCCGAGGTCTTGGCGTGGCAGGAAAGCATTGACGCACGATACCAAAGCGAGGCTGCGGGGCGTTATCAAATCATGGAGGACACCCTGCGGCCTTTACCGGCAGCGGCTGGCCTCAAGATGTACGATCTTTTTAACGAGGCAAACCAAGACGCCTTGGCAACGGTATTGCTGCGCAGGCGCGGTCTGGACAAGTTCATAGCCGGTCAAATCAGCGCCGAGGAATTCGCAAACAGCCTTGCGCGCGAATGGGCCAGCTTGCCGGTCGTTACTGGCCCCAAGGCTGGGCGCAGCTTCTATGCAGGCGACGGGCTGAACAAATCGCACGTGTCGGTCGAGGAGTTCTTAGCGGCGGTGCGCGCGGTCAAGGATGTGCCTGCGCCAACTCCTGCCCCAGTGCTCAGCTTCTGGGCATCGCTATTCACCGCCCTAGCGGGCATCTGGAAAGGCCGCTGATATGTGGACGAAGGCACGATTGACAATCTACCTGACAACGGCCTTTGCGGGCTTGGCGTCTTTGCTCGCTCTCGTAGGCGCGGCAAGCTTTGACCGTGCGACTTGGGTCTTGGATATCAACCCGGTTGACGTGCGCTGGCTGGCGGGCTTCATCGCCGGGCCTGTTGCTTCGACTGTCGCGACGGTTGCGGTTTGGTTCAAGTGGGGCAAGCCATGAGCGTCGTCAATATTTGGAGCGGCGAGCCTGCAAGCGTGGCCGGAAACCCCGATCTGGTCGAGCAGCTCGAGGAAATGCTGAGCCGGGCGCGGTCGGGTCAAATCACCGCCATGAGCATGGCCTATGTTAACGCTGACGGCACCATTGCGACCCGCTGGTCGGGTGGCGATCAAGCAATCCAAATGGTCGCGGCAATCTCGCTTCTACAGCATGAATTTTTAAGCGGCATGGGGCAACGGGAATGATTTGGGCCTCCCTCATCCCGGCACCCGTCAGGCGCGCCGTGGCGTGGCTTCTGGCGGGCCTTGCGGCCTTCTGGGCTATCCGCGCGGGGGCCAAGCGTGAAGCCCGCGCAGAGACGGCTCTGGAAACGGCGGAACGGTATGCGAAAACAAGAAAGGCGATTGATGATGCTGAAACTGGGATCGGTGCTAGTGATGCTGAGCGTATCAAGCGGTTGTCAGATTTCGCAGCCAAGCGATAACGCGCTCGCGGATGCTCTGGACGCGCCCTTGCGGCGTTGTGCTGGGGCATTGGCGGGCGAAAACATGCCTCAAGCGCGGGCTGAGTGCCTGCCTGTCGTGGCGATTTATCAAGCAAGCACTGGGGTGGCAAAATGAAATTTGGCGTCGGGATATCCTTAGCGAAGTTTCGCAAACGCGGTTCGTCAAGCGTAGTTTCAGCCCCCACGGTTTCCGGGCCTCTCAGCAACCAATCGCTGCAGACTGGCTCGGGCGTTGTCACTTATTCGACCTCGGGGTCGTTTATCGGGTCGAGCCTGACTTACTCGCTAACGGGCGGCGGGGCGGGAATCACTATCAATGCCTCAACCGGCGTCGTTTCGGTCGATAGGGCCGTTGTCGCGGCAAGCGTTTTCAGCTTGACGGTTCGGGCGACAAACATTTCTGGATTTGCCGAGACGGGCTTCTCGCTGACCGTGAGCGCGTTTCCTTTGTCAACTATTGGCTTTCGGGCAACGCTGGATAGCGGAACCACGGGCGATATTTACGTTGCAAAGACTGGCAGCGATGGCAACCCCGGAACGTTTGCTCTGCCTAAGTTAACCATCGGCGGCAATAATGGCGCTATTTCTGTCGCTACGACCGGGCAGGAAATCAAGGTCAGGGCTGGCACATATTACGAACGCTTCGACCTTGCGCCGAAGCAGCTAATCCTATCCCGCTATGGCACTGAACGCGTTATCATATCCGCCGGAACCGCACTAACCGGGGGCGTGGCGTGTACCGTTGCGGATGCGCCTGAGGTTGGCGCTAACTGGGCAAACATCTATAAATTCACCGTCACGACTGCCTCTATTGCCTCAAGCGACCCTCGGGCGGCTTTGGTTTCAGAGGGGGATATACCGCTCGCCTACGCAATGGCTTGGGCAGTTGATCCAAGGTTCCCAAACCTATCCACCGCGACAAGCCAATGGGCGATCGCTGATGAAGTCATCAGTCAAGTGAACCCCTCGGTCGGAACCCCCGGCGAAGAAAACCACATCATTGGCTATAAGCTTCCGGCCATGACTGACCTATATACCCAAGCGCAAATTGAGCGCGGATATGTTTACTGGCACGGGTTCCCGAACGTCAACAAGCAGTCGCCAGTCACGTCCTACAATACCACAACCAAAGTTGTCGGGTTCGATGGCGTTGCGGCCAATGCGTTTTTAGAAAACACTGGCGATATATACCAAAAGGCTTTTGCAATCGGTAACGTCCTGCCAGCAATGAAACGCGGCTCTTGGGGCTTTATCACAAGCGGCGGTAATACCACCCTTTACGTTTGGCCCTTTAGCACGGGAAGCATCGCCTCTGGGATGCAGTACGCAACGCGCGGTGGATGCGTTACTTTGGGGACGAACACAGAAATTCGCGGCCTTGAATTTACGATGGCAGCATCAGCCGGAACCAACATTGCAGACGGCGATTATGCTGTTGAATGCGGCGGAACCGGCAAGAAAACCAACGTTAGAATTAAAAATTGCCGCACGTTCAACACATGGCGCAGCGCGTTCAACTCTTACGGTGGCATCTGGATTGGCAACGTCGATGACTTGCTGATGGAAGATGTGACAATTGATAACGCATTCGGAACATTTGGTTTCTTTGCTCAAGGCAACGGAACAGGCGGGCAAAGGGCGAGAATACGCAGGGTATTGATCAACGGTTCTGAAAAATCACCAGCGCGGCTGTTCAACCAGTTCAACGCATTTGTTTCAAACTTGTACGTTGTCGAACCTTCTGGCCTTGCCGCCCACGCGAATAAGACCAACTTTTACGAAGGATGCGACAAGGTTCTATATCACAACTGCTTCTTTGGTGGCGCGTCTGGGTACCTGACTTGGGCGGAAACGTCACGCATCGCGGTTGTCGGTTGCTTTATTCCATCGAATTATAAGGGTGACGACTTCCGCGCGATTGTGGACCAAAACAGCGCCACGGATACCCCTGCCGCCATTCTTGGACAATCTGGTGCATCGTATATCTTGCGCAACACGACCGTGCCTTTCTTTGTCAGCCCTGATGCGACCCAAAGCATTGACCTAGGTTCTGCGAACAACATGGAAGTGACCTACACTGTCGCGGCAAACATCCTAGGGGGCGCTCGGATCAACCAATCAGGCGGACCGCCATTAGACCGCGCGGCGGGTAACTACTTCACGACTGGCAGCGTCCTTAATGCAAGCGATACTCTGTCAACAAACGACGCAACATACACCAATCACATAGTCGGCGACGTTTCCTACAAGGCAACAGCCCCAATCAGATCGTCTGGAACAACTGATATCAGCGCTGAAATCGCGGTAATCAAGTCTTGGTTCCCCGACATCACCAATGCCGAGTTTGACAAAGATATCTACGGAAACACTGTCAACTGGGCAGCGGTAAAGCCCGGCGTTTCAGATAACTATGACCAAAACTTTGGCCTTGCGCCGATCCTAATCGAAAAGCCAAGCGTCACAGGCGCGCCTGTCCTTGGCGGAACGATGGGCACGACGCCTTATTTCATCATCGCAAACCCGTTCCCGACAATTACGGCCAAGTGGCAAAATAGCACTGACGGCGTGACTTGGACGGATATTTCAGGCGCAACTGGTGCGACTTATCTGCCTGTGGCTGGCGACCTTGGGAAATTTGTTGCGCGCCTATTCACGGGTTCTGGGATTAGCTTTAGAAGTCAATCGGCAACGCCTGTTGCATCCAGTTATCCGCTTTCCGATCCTGTAAGTATGGTCGTTAAAACGCAAGCCGGGCTTGGATCACCTGTGACCATGGTTGATGAAACCGGGTCTTATGTATCGACCGGCAAGCCGTTGCTGGTCGTGGTATCGCAGAGGGCTGGTTCGCCTGCGGATAGCGCCGTCACAGCTACAGTCGGAACGCCGGGCCGCAGCTATGGCACGGGCACCTCGCTCACCCAACAGGCATTCCAGCGCCGCACACAAAGTCAGTCGCATGTTTTCTGGCTTCTGGCCCCTTCGGCTGGAACTGTAAGCGTTCAGGTTCAAGGCAGCTTGACTGCAAACTCTTGGCGCATTCAGGCTTATGAAGTGGGCGGACTGACAAGCATTGGGTCGCCGTCTTATATTGGCGGGTCTAACGTCACGACCCTTACAAGCAACCTGACCACAACCATTGCAAACTCTGGCGCGTTCTTTGTTGCCACTCGTTTTGACGGCGATACGGCAGCAAACCCGCTATCTGTAACAGGTTCCGATCCGCTTGTGACTGCGACAACTGGCGGCACCTCTACGTCAAACGATCTTGCTATCGGCATTGTATATGGTCGCGCTCCATCTGCCGGGACGATCACGAAAACGTTCTCTTATCCAACTTCTCGCAACATCAGCATTATTGGGCTAGAATTGAAGTCATAATAAACCCACGGGCTGGAATGCCCGCCCGTGGTCCCATCATTGATCTTTTGGCGCGCTGATTGGCAACCCCTGCGGCGCGTCAATCCATTGCGCAAGCCTGTCCCAAGCATCCTGTATTGCGGGGGTGCCTTCGGCCATGATGCGCTTTGCGCAGCGCCTCTCTGGCGTTGAATATCTTGACAGCGCGCGCTTGGCCGTAGGTCATTTTCCCACCTATTTCATCGCGACCCCGTGAATGTGGGGCATGTAGGGGTGCAGCTGCCACGTTGCGTCCAATTTCTGCCTGTTGTTCCTAACTGTGTCAGTAAACCAATAATAGTTACGCCACCCGTGCCACCACACCCACCTATCAAATGTGGTCATGTGATTGTAGTTTTTTCCACATTTGATTGACAGATAATATGGCCGCGCGACTGAAAGGCGGATCGGTGGTTTCATTTTTATTTCACCAATCTTAATGCGAGTAAGTACAGCGCCCGGCGCAGGTCACGCGGCATTTTTGCCAGTGGACCGAGTGGACGACCAAGACGTGCCTCGATTATTTTACGTGCGGTCATGATGCGCCTTTCGTGAATGGGGCGATGGCGGCGAGAGCATCATCTTCTGCACCCATTAGCAATTTCAGATTAGCGGTAGGGCCCGTAATTGTGAGAGATCTATCGCCAAATTTATTTTCGGCAGTTATTGCATTAAGCAGATCGTCTGCCGCATCCACCAGCGCCCGCCCCTCTGGCAACTGCATCGCTGCGGCAAGCAGTTCGGCGTCGGTGAATGTGGTGGGCAGGGCGCGGATTGCGGTGGCGCATTCGTAGCAATACCCGTCGCAATCTTCAGCAGCCCGTTCACGCATAGCCAGTGCGGCTAGTGGATGTGTCCCATAGTCATATGTAACGCCGCATGAGGTAATGCGACAGCCTCCAAACTCTTTCCGATGATTTTCGGTGTCGGCCCAAGTAAGATATCCACCACGTTCATTCAATTTACGCTCAAATGCTTCAAATTTCGCCTTGGCATTGACCTCGCGCATAATCTCGGCAGGCTCATTTGGCTTTGGTGGGGACATTATAGCCAGTGCGTCTATGGCGGCGGCTGGTTGGACCACGGTCCATGTTATAGACGGACGCGCTGTCGCCTTGCACCAAGGCGCTCCATGTACGTTTTGACAGCCACAGTTCGGCCAATTGCAGTCACTCATGGGGCGTTCCTTTCGGCGGCGGCGGTAGTGGCATCCAGTGAGTTACATTTTGCAGCACAGACCCATAGAACCATTGAACCGCATCTTCCATACGATCTAAAGGAATGTAGCCTTTTACCTCGCGCGCCTCTGCCCCTGCTGGGAATACGCACCAGCCAATTATTCTAACTCCACGAATATTGGGCGCGGTTTCAATCGGTTGCCAAGCCGCAGCCGTTTCAGCCCGTGCCTCCGCAAGCATCCGTTCCAGCGCGGCCTTGCTGTCGGCGGGGGTGAGGGCGCGAATGGCACGGGCATCATCTGCGCAACATCCATATTGAATTAGGCAATTGCCGTTGCATCCACCACAGTCAACCTCCTGTGCCGCAACCTCATAAGCCGCAGCCGTTTCAGATTGTGATGCTGTTAGGGCGGCGGATAGGGCGCGAAGGGTGGCGACTGTCCCATGCTGTTCGTATCCCTCATGGATCGCGCATAGGTGTTCAATCGCTTCTGGTGTGATGTCTATGGTCATCACTTCACCTCCCCAATGAATGCCATGTAGGATATTCCGACCGCAAAGCCGAAACCGACTTCGCAACTACCCCATAGTGCATAAGTTGCCGGGACGCTAAGCCACGCCCCTATGACGATAGACCACTTCATCATCACTTCACCTCATCAATGATCGCGCGGATTTCTTCTGAAACACGTTTATTCTGAGCGTCTGAACCGCTATAATCATCAAAAACTTTTAGGTTTTGGTAGTCGATAAACGGTTCATTCTTTGCATGTGATGAATTTTCGTCTGACTTTTCGTCGTTCATTCCTGCACCCAATCATCCGAAGCGATAATCCGCGCTTTCAAATCAGCGGGGCAGTCCTTAATCAATACGCCGGACTTAACTTTCGCATCAGCCTCGGCCTTTGCCGCGTCAAGGTGTTCCTGCGTCATAACCAAACGGGCGGCAGCATGATAACGAACAACGCCATCAACTCGGCAGATAAATCCATTGTGAACCTCTTTCGGTGGAGTGGCGGGGTCGCGGTGTTCCCGTGGTTCCTGTGGCGTGTCTGGAACGCCAGTTTCATGGCATTTATCGCTGTAGCACTCGGGGTTCGGGTTGCCGTTCTCGTCGGTCCAAGGGGTTGCTAATGCCTGACCGGCGGCAAAGCCAATGGCCAGCAGCGTGCCGAGGCATAGCAGGACTTTGCGCTCACGAGCCATTTGCTCGGTGTGAGTGCGGCGGGTCATAGGCTTTCTCCCTGAGTGATTGAGCGCGAACGCTCCAAAGCGACCCGGCGAACATAGGCCGCAGGGGGTTCGCCACCGATTGCGGCCGCAGCCTTGATCGCCGCAAGCTCGCTTGGGATTACCCGCACAAACACGATGCAATCGCGCTTGTTTTCGGGGGACTTGATTTTTGCCATTCGATTTCCTTTCGTTACTATTTGGGCAGTATAAGCTAGCGCGATCCATAGATCAACTAGCTTTAAGCAAGCTTTCTACGATTTCCAAAAGCCTATAATCCGGCCCATGTTTTGCGACCCAAGAGGCTTTGGCGTTGTGGTATCCGCGCTGGCCTTGGTGGCACTCATAGCAGAGGGGAATAACCCGCCTGTCATTGCGCGGCATACCGTCGCCGGTGACGTGGTGCGCTGCGCTGGGCGGTGGGTGGCCGCAGCATATGCAAGGAAGGCCCTTCACGCTGGCCATATGGGCCAGCCCGGCCTGTCGATCGGCAGACGCAAGATAGGCTGCGCGCTTGGCCGAAACCTTGCGCACAGCCTTGCGTGGGGCCTTTGGTTTCTTTTCGCCCTTTAGCCCGCGCGGTGCGGCCCCGGTCAAGTTTGCCATTGCGCGTATTTCATGGCTTCAGGATCGACAAGCGGGATGCCTTGGGCCCGGTATTCTTTCTGGATTGCGTCGAGGTATTCGCCCATGACCCGCGTTGTCAAAAGGCTGGTGAGCGGGATTGCCTCGAACATCCGCAGGCGTAGGTGATAGGGCAGTGGAGCATAGAGCGGCGACCACTTCTCAACCCATTCGGGCTTGTCGCGCTCCATGATCGGCAGGCCATAGCGCAGTTTGCATTCGGCCTTGACCTCGGCCTGTGTTTGCCCGGTTTCGGCGCTGATTTGCCCATACCACATGGCGGCGGTTTTGTTCTGCGGGTTTGACCGCTTGGCCCCTTTCAGCAGCGATACCGTTACCGGGAGGGGCTGGGCCTCAATGAACCGCACCCAGCCGATGCGGTCCGCGTCTGTCTTGAGAATGCGCGTGGTCAACTTGCCCCCTTGATCACAAAGTGCGCCGTGTAAACCTGAACGGCAAGTTTCATATCGCCGCTAAGAGCTTTGCAGGCCGCATCAATCAGGGCGTTTTGATCTGTGACGCCCTTTGCGATTTCATCGCGCACGGCCTGCAATGCTTTGTTGGTTGCGCGTGGCATTATAGGACGCTTGGCGCAAATGGGATCTCATCGTCCATATCGCTTGATCCTGGTCGACCGCCCGCGCCGTAACCAGCCCCGCCGCCTGAATTATCTCCGTCATTGCCACCGCTTTGCTTGCCGCCTAGCAACGTTACCTGATCGGCGCGCACAACTAGGTATGTCTTGCCTTCGTGTTCGCGCGTTGAAAGCTCGCCCGAGACAGCAACCTTCCCGCCCTTTGTGATATACTGGCACAAGCTTTCGCCGCGCTTGCCCCACAAGCTGCAATCAAACCAGATTGAGCGCTTTTCTTGACCCTGCCTTTCCTCGACCGCGATTGACCAGCTTGTCACCTTGTCGCCGTTTGGCGTTGTTCGTGTAATGGCATCCTTGCCAACGTTTCCTGCGATCGTGATGGTTTTCATTTAGTAAGCCTCCTGAGATTGCCACACGCTCAAGCCATCATCGGCCCCGGCTTTTGTGGTCTTGTGGTTTTTGCGCGCATATTCATCAATGAAAGCGGTGATTGCATCGCGATCATTCTTGGCGATCCAGTTCAGAAGCGCGCGATGGTCTGTCACTTCATATTTGGTGACGGTGCGCAGGCCCTTCACCGTGTCCTTGGCCGCGATAGCGGCCCGCTGGTGCGCAGCCTCGGCCTCGGCCATCGCATTGGCGGCGGCGCGCTGTGCTTCAATGTTTGACGCATCGGCAAGCTGCGCAGCTTCACGGGCCTTGCGGGTTGCTTCCCATGCCTCGGCCTGTGCTTTTCTCTCGACCTCGGCCTTTTCCGCAGCCAGCTTGCGCTTGAACCCGTCAACCATCGAGACGAGGCAACCTTCCAGGCGCTTGGCGTCCTCAATGGTTGGTTTCCAGCGGTCCAGTTCAGCCTTGTAGGCGGTGTGAAGCGGGGCCGTTGCCTCCTTCTGCCCCGCCTCCAATGCCAGCCGCCAAGCGCGCATGTCCTTTCGCAGCGCGTCAACGGTGTTCATCTGGCCTTCGTTTTCGACCTCTTCGCCGTCTGCCCAGTTTTCGACCTCGGCCCGCGCGTCGTCATATGGCGCGGTGATGGCGTCGATAGGGTCGGGTGGTTTGTTTGCGCCGATAATTGCACGTGGGTTCAAATCATCCATTAGTAAGGCACCTCGTCCATGTTCAGATCATCGCGGCGGTTTGCAATCTCAGCCTTCTTGGCATCCTTGGCCTTGATCACGCGGGCATCCTCGGCCACGGCGCGCTGACGTTTTGTCAGATCGCCCCAAAGTGCGCCCAAGCTTTCCATCGTTCCCTCGCGGCCAATCCCGCGAACAGCCTGCGCTACATCAGCTTCAAATTCAGCACGCGGATCGGGTGCGGCCTTTGCGGCTGCGTTTCCGTCGTCGTCCTCTGGGGCGATCCCTGCCATGCTCATAAGCCCATAGCGGCGGGCATATGAAACTGCACTCCCATATCCCTGCATGTCGTTTTTGCCAACGATCAAAGGCACTCGGCATTCAATTGTTTCGCCGCTGCTATGCGCAAGGATGGTGCGAACAAAGCGCCCTGCCTCATCTTCGCCGGTCGGCTGAAAAACAGCAATGCCGTTTGAATTGAGCGCCGGCAGGCAAGCGGCCATAACGCTGGAAAGGTCGGCATACTTGCTCTTGAACGCCGGGTTTATGCTATCCTTAAGTGCTGGCCCCATCTGTAGCTGGGCTGCGGCAAGCGCCCCGAAAATGCCTTTGTGATCTTCGCTCAATGTAATCTCTCCCTTGCTGTTCATTAGATCATCCCCCCAATAATCACGCCAACGGTCAAGCCGACGATAACAAAAACCAACCGCGATAGACCGCGCGAAGCCTCGACCGCTTGATACTCCTGTAGGTTCGCCAGCATTGCCTCGTCGCCGTGACGGTGCGCGGCATCAGCGACCGCCCGCTTTAGTTCCTGCGCCCGGCCCAAGACCTCCCACATTGCAGCGTTGCGAATTTCTGGGCTTGGGTTATCAAGGTGGCGCAAGCTTGCCTGCTCCATGCCGGACGCGACCGGGCTGCGCTGAAAGCGGATTGCATACTTTGTGTCGATGATCTCACCCATTTTGCACCGCGGCAAGCGCCGCCTCCCCTATGATTTTTGTGATGATGTGCCCGAAGGTCAGGGCGATGATGAATGCTGCCAGAAAGGCGCGGATGCGGCCCCTCATTCCCCCACCGCCTCGGCCAATGCAGCGGCTTCCCAGATATCGGAAGCCTTTGCGCAAATGGCGCTGATTTCGTCGCGGCTCAATACAAGGTCTTGGCCGTGCAGATCGTCGTTGTAATACACAACCCCGATCAGCGTGGCGTTTACGTATTCGGTGACGTACCCGCTGCGGTCATGGCCGATAGTGCGGGTGTCCATTTCGAAATAAGCCGTGCCGCCGTTGTATCCGATCAGGAAATCCGCGCCGCCGAAGTCATACCCCTCAACGTCGATCTCGAAATCAGCGCGGGCAGCTAAAGCTTTTCCCGTCATTTCTTTGGAGTAAAGTCCCATTTTCAGCTCTCTCAAAGTGCAGCAAAAGCGCCGCCGTTGAATTGATCCTACAGGCAAAAATTGCCAACTGCAAGCGTAAAAGCAGCGCAAAACGGGGCTTGCATCGGTTTTTTTTTACTGTATTCTTTCCGGCATGATGCAAAAACAGTTTCAAACCCCCGCTCAAGTCGTTGCCTTCATTGGCCCGGATCACATCGGGGCGCGCCTTGATGTAAGCCTAAACCGTGTCCAGAGGGCGGCAAAGCAAAGCCAGCTTCCTGCGTCTTGGAAATTGGCCCTTGAGCTGATGGCGGGGCAGCCTTTGCCTTACTGCCTTTTCAGTTTTAAGGGCGTTTAACTGCCTGCCGTGTGGTTTCTTCCTGCCCTCGGCCAACTTCCCCGGCAACATGCCTCCCGTGTTGCCGGGGCTTTTTAGAGGCAAGCGATGATCAGAAACATTCCACGAGAGCGTGACGTTGAAATCCTAATGTGGCTCGCTGGCCGATCTGCTGGCGGGTCGATCGGCCAAGTGGCGCGCATCTTTGGACAGCCCAAACGCTGCGTTTCAGTTGCAACCGCAAACGTGCTGACCGCTGATCTGGCCGAGAGCGGCGAGCCTCCTGAGATTGTCCGCGCGGGGTATTGGCAGTGAAAAAGCTGAAAGTTCTTGATTTGTTCAGCGGAATTGGTGGTTTCAGCTTAGGGCTTGAGCGTACCGGAGGGTTTGAAACTGTCGCATTTTGTGAGATTGAGCCGTTCCCGCGTCGGGTGCTGGCCAAACACTGGCCAGGGGTGCCTTGTTATGAAGATGTGCGAAAACTTACAGCAGCAAAACTTTTTGCCGATGGAATTACCCCAAGCGTCCTTACGGGAGGCTTTCCATGCCAAGACATTAGCGCGGCAGGCAAGAAAGCAGGGCTTGGAGAGGGAACGCGCAGCGGGCTTTACTCTGAGGTCATCAGATTGGCTTGCGAAATTCAATTCGACTACATCATCTTGGAAAACGTCGCAGACCTGCTTTCTGGGCCAAGTGACAACCCAGGCGCATGGTTTGCAAGAATTCTCTCTGATTTGGCCTCAATCGGGTATGATGCGGAGTGGCACAATATTCCAGCTGCGGCCCTGGGCGGCCCTCATCGCCGGGAACGTATCTGGATTATTGCCTACCCCCAATGCGCGAGACGGGAAAGACCTATCGCGGACGACTGCGTTTTCAGCAGCACGTTCCAGGCATTCCCCGTCCCTTTCCACGGAAGCATTGCTGGCTGGTGTGAAGTGGCAGAACGTTGCGCCTCTGTACGAAATGGCGATGGGGTTTCCCTCAAGCTGGACAGAGATAGATTAAAATCTTTGGGAAATGCAGTCGTGCCTCAAATACCTGAGCTTATAGGCCGCGCGATATTGAGAGATTTGCAGTGAAAAGCCTAACGATCACCCTTCCTTGGCCCAGCGCCGATCTATCGCCAAACGGGCGCGTCCATTGGTCAACCCTTGCCCGCGCGAAGAAGAAAGCCAAAAATGAGGCGTGGGGCCTGACAAAGGCTGTCATGGGGCCGCTTGGCATCCGCGCCGGTGAAATGACCGGCCCCCTTGACGTGCAAATAACGTTTCACCCCGAGATCGATCGGGGCCGAGACGTGGACAATTTCCAAGCCCGCATGAAGGCTGGCCTCGACGGTATCGCCCTAGCGCTGGGCGTCAATGACACAAGCTTTCACCCGGTCACCACTTTTGGGGCCAAGCGCAAGCCTCATTGCGTGGTGATCACCTTAACGCAACGAGGGGGCAATGAATGACGCTAGGAAAAAAGTGGGGCAGCCTGAACCATGCCATTTTTGCGGCTCGCGCGTTGCCCCCTTTGGCTATGGGAAGCCATACCTGCGGCAATCCATATGGGTATGCCGCGACCACCGCACGGACGCAGAGAGCAGAGCGGCTGCTGACGCTGCAATCCCGGCTCGCAGACCAGATGCAGGCCCTAGACCGCGCCCACAAGCTGCGCAGAAACAAATCGGCCTCTTTGATTGAGGCTGAGATCAAGACCACCAGAAACGCCATATTTAGAGAAGGCCCCCCAGAATGACAGATCAGACCTACAACGTGACAGCCGACGAACTTCGCCAATTCGTGGAGCGCTATGAGCAGCTCGAAAGCGAAAAAGCCGCCATTTCCGAGACGCAAAAAGAGCTGATGGCCGAGCTTGGCGGTCGCGGGTACGACAAGGCGGTGTTCAAGGCACTTGTTTCCCTGCGAAAGAAGGAACCGGACGATGTGGCCGAGTTTGAGACCGTTCTCGAAGTTTACAAAGTCGCGATGGGCATGGCCTAAATCAATAAAGCGAAGGCCCGCCTTTTTTAGGGGCGGGCCTTGACTATTAGCCGTGGTTGCGGCAAGGTCGGTGCAATACCAATGCAGGTTATTGATAGCACGGCTGGTTACCGTGATCAAGACCCTGCCCAAGCAGGAATGGGCCATTGAGCATCAAATTAATGTCGGCTATTTGGGACGGCGGGCCTTCGGGGTCGACGCATCGTTTTGTCCTTATAGCCCTTGCTGACAATGCAAACGATGACGGCGAATGCTGGCCTTCGATTGCGACAATTTCACGGAAAACAGGGATTTGCGAGCGCAGCGTAAGGCTGGCCTTGAGGCACCTTGAGGCAGAGGGATGGCTCCAAACCGAAATAGGCGCAGCTCGAGCGGGCGCAAATCGTTATCGCATACATACCCCGGCATTATAT